AACAATCGAAAGCTTGGTTTTGGAGCGGCAACCATGAAAGCAGGCAAACTAACGCACGTTATCCAAATCATTAAAATAGAATACGTTGGCAGTGACGGTCTTGGTAACCCCAAAACCAAAGAAACTCTATTGGCAAAGTTACGCGCTGAGATAGTGC